GCAAGCTGCTCCCTTAGGAGCAGTCAACACGGCAAATGTGTTGCATTAGTCGGCCTGCACTCGGAGTGTCGATTTTCATCGACCTAACCTCTCTGCGCAGCTCATCGACATCCGCAGCACTCAGGCCATAATGTTCTGAGTAGAAGGTGTAGACATCACTCCAATGAGTTGTTGGAACAACACCACTTGGAGGGGTGTACGTATACTTGTTTTGCATTTCGTACGTTCGCGTGACAGGTCCGTAGCCAAGCTGTGGGTATAGTGTCTCGTAGAGATCATTCAGGATTGGATCAATCTGCCCGTAAATCCTGATGACTTCCATTACACCACGTCCCCAAGCTAGCTGAGACTTCCGTTGTCTGTCAACGCGATCCCATCCTAATCTGCCAAAGAATTTTCCCGTCTTCGGCATAAGGGTATATGTCTCACCACATGGATAGAAGCGTGAAGAGCAAAACTCGGTTTTCAACGGGTCGTCTCTTACTACCACCTCACATTCCATGCCATAGCGTGCATAGCAACTCTCAATGGCCTTAGCGCCGCCTAAACGCTCAAGCTCCTTGTTAGTAGTCACAGTGACGCTATCGTCCCCACAAATTATCGATAACCAATTTCTGCCAATGCCATGGATTTTCATCTTCATGACAGCATTGAGTACCGAATCGGCCAAAGACGTGTCTGGCCAACCTGACTGCATTGTAAAGGGGACAGTGTACTTTGTTCCAAGCGAAGTCCTGCCTCGGGATCTCGCAGTACGCTTAAGATGCAGCCTGATTCTTGCAGGTAGGAGATTCTTGTAGAATTGATCCACAAAATGGAAGGGACCTTCCGTAATGTGTTCGTCGAAGCGGGATTCATCATCTTCCACCACCACGACCCACTCTCCAGCACCACACATGGACTCGATCGTGTTCAAACAATCCGAGTATGCTTGACCAATGTCAACAGCATTCATACCACATGTGTAGATTATGTGATCACCAGCTTTAACACTTCCCTGCATGTTGTGCTTGCTGGGCTTAAAGGCACTTCTAAATTTCTTTGCTAGTCTCCTCAAGTACGGGCCAACTGCAACTGTTAGCTCAGGGGGACATCCTTGGATCATGCGTGGATCTTTATGTTTATCCAGTGCCAATTCATCACGCATGACAAGTTCCTGCTTTATAAAACTCTTTGCTTTCTTTGGGTCTTTGAGTTCATATCCATCATCTTTCAGTTTCTTCAAGTCACGTTGTTTATGAGGTGGGAATGTCCAAACCCAATCGTCAAATTCCATGGGATGTGTAGGTCTCCTAATTTTCAAAGTCATGTAATCGGCCATCTCATACGTCAACATGACCCACTCAGCCAACACTTCAGACTTGCGCCCATGTTGAGGAAGTAACTTACCAACACGACCTTCAAGTGAGATTATCTCATTGTGTACACAATTGCGATAAACGTCCGAGTAAATTCCCTCGACACTCCATAGTGCGCGGGCTCCAAACGTAACATCACAAGGCTCTTCTTTCGCGTCTTGAGTTGCATTCCTCTGTTCTCGATAGTCTAATTGAGTGCGCGTTCTAACATGCGTCTGCTCACTAACGCACACTGAGTTGACTACATTGAGCTGCAAATCCATGTCCATCATGTACATGAAGACATTATGAGCCGTATGCGTCAAAAGTCGATTCCATGGGTCCAAAGTTGACAACAGTAGGTGTGAAACAACTCCATGTCCAAGTCGCACAGCAAACCGCCTCCATATCCACTTAGACCGTCTTGACTCAGCCATAAAACTGTCAAAGGCTGCAAACATACAACAGGCTGCAACGTGCACAAAAGCAGCCTGCTTGATGAGATCGTAGTTGGGCCAAGTGTGCGTCTCCTCATATTTGCCACTCACCCACCCATTCTCTTCACGCGGAAGATCAACAGCCAACGGCTGGAAGGGTTTACGATAATATCCTTTGACAGTTTGAGTGATTTCCCAAGGATTAGACGGCTCTTCATGTTTCTGGCTAATCCAGCCATTTTTCATGCGGGGCAGATCGACGGCCCTAGTCTGAAATGGTTCCTGGAAATATCCCGTCATCTTCTTATATCCAGGCAACAACTTTGGGTCAATGATAGGGTTGATGAAGCCATACCCTTTCATGTTGACCTTGAAAGGGAAATTGACAATAGGCATCTCATCAAGAGTTACAGGCATTTTAAGAGTAAGAATCCACTTAAATAACTCCTCGAAGTGTGCGCAGATTAGAATACGCATAACACCTAGAGTACATTTAAAGGGCCAATGCAGCCAACTCCTGCTCGGGCAACTGTATGCAGGCCTCTTCTCAACAGACTGTAGCCTCTGCATAGGCGTACTACCTATAATGAAACATTCAGGTGTAAACCATGGGTGCTCACCGTAGATGGCAGCATGAAACCCAGAAAAAGAATGCCAGGGTGACTTTGATCCACGACCCAATAGTGCATCAAGGGCAGACTCAGACCAGTGCTCACTATAATCACTCTGTATTCTCTTGTGGGCAGCTTCAATTCGGCGCGACATCGTATCAATCTCAGCCGCAGCAACTTTTGCTTGTGCTTTCCGGCCCAACAATGCACCAAACTTCGCAGCAAGAGGTGAATGCCGCATGCGGTTAAATATCTTGTTTATATACACGTTTTGATCGGCCTCACAATCAAGATCCTTCCTCTGCATAAGTGTAGCTGCAACGCCATCCATCTCGGCATCAAGTTGTTCATCTGGACTCTTTTCTTTTAATTCAACTTCATCTGAATCATCATCATCATCTGGAGGGGGTTTCGGAGGTGGCCGTGACCCTGATGGAGATCCACCACCTCCAACAGGTCCACCACCACCATCTGGAGGTTTAGGATTACCTTTTCCATCATCTGGCGGTTTAGGATCATCTCTCACACTCTTTGGATAAAAGAGTGGTCCAAGTA